CTCCACATAATTTCTCCTTATAGGTTTCGGAGTGGGACTAACCCACTCCATAGTACCTAATAACTATATTATGATGTAGTGAATGCTCCATCTACTGCTGAATTTCCGTAGAAATACCAGTTTTTACCATCACATTCAATAAGAACATGGTCGCCCTGATGCGCAGTTGTTCCAATAATTAAATTAGAAATACCTGTCGCAGCACTTGAACCTGGGTTATCATCACTTGTGTCAACTTCAGATTCAGCTATTTTACCAAACATAATTGCAGAACCAGCTGCAATAGTAATAGCATTACTTGGTGTATGCTCAGCAACAATTAATTTGTACTGAGTACCAACTTCTAAAGTTGTAGGTAAAGTAAGAGAGTATGCACCACCAGCTGCGTCTAAAGTAAATAGTTTACCACTATCTTTTACTGCATCTAAAGTTTTAGCTGCAGTTACTTTTTCAACTGGTAATAAATATCCACCATTACCACTATTTTTTTCTAATATACTACCTCTTGCCATTTTATAATCCCTCCACGTTATATAGAGCGTGACATTCAGGAAGTGTGATTTCAAGACCAGCTTCAGTCATAATCATGTCTTTTCTTAAATCCTCATCCGCAGCTTGTACGTTTGTCATGATTTGAGTGTCACGATTTAGACCGTTACCTACTAATGGTCTGTATGCTAATTTAGACATATCAGCCATAAGCATGAATCCACTTGCAATTCCTCTAAATAGAGGTTCTTTCACTAAGAACATAGAACCGTGTACAGTGTTGATTTCCATTAATTGGTGACCAAACTGACCTGACACGTTATTCATGTTAACTCTGTATGGTCCATTTGCATGTCCAACAGAAGCGTCAATGAAAGCACCATCGCCCATTTTGTTGAAGAATGTAATCACTGGTAAAGAAGCTAATACAAGTCTCTCACTTGAACCACCTCTTGCTGGGTCAAAGATAACCTCTAAGTCAGCAAGTAGTCTGTCATATGTAAGTTCTGCTTGTGCTACACTTCTGTAGTAAGGGCTTCCTGATGAATAAGCGAAAGCGCTATTATCAGTTACTGGATTTACATTTTTTACAATGTGTCCTACTAACCCTTCAGTGTATTGTACTCCGTTAACACGAGCTTTTTGTCCAAAGAGCATAGCTCTTTCGATGTCTACTTTGTGTTCACGTAATTTTTGAGCCCAAATTCTGTCGAATTCGTTCTCATAGCCACGATATCTTGTAGCTATTGCGGTGTTTGTTAACTCGCAAGATGTTTTAAAGATTTGAGTATACCCAAAGTCATCTTCAATTGTATCTGAGAAAGTATCAGGTGAACCTGTTCCTTCTTCAAATGATGTACCAATGATTTGTGCTTCATCATTATCTGATAAAACATTATATCCTGATACATTTGAATTTGACACATCAATAACTCTACCTGTAAAAGTAGATGATGCTGTTTGTACATTAGGGGCTGACTCAACTCTTACCAATGCTTGCGCATAACCACCAGTTCCATCAACAGTTTTCACTGCTAAAACCATACCTTTAGTTACGAAGCCTATTCCAGCTCCTGCTCCATCATCGATTACAAAATCGTATAATGAGCCTGCAGATACAGCACTACCACCGTTAACGTCTGCTGCCAAATTAAAGTTACGAGATGTATAGTTAATTCCTGTTCTATTTTCTAGAAAACGGAATACAGAATCATCTGTAGCAACTTTAGAAACTTGACTTAGGTAGACGAAAAATGGTGACTCTTCTGGCATAAGTTCAGCAACTCTGTCAGAAAAGTCGTACAGCCTTCTTTGGTCCGGTCTTTGTCCGATACCAGCGTCAGCTGCAACAGCAGTAATCTGTGATGACTTTAGTTGTCCTTGATTAAAAGCCATTTTATTTCACTCCTAGTTAATTACTTTTTAGCTATTCTTCCAATACTACCAGCATTCATAATTCTATCCCACACTTGGTCTTTTTCTCCTTTTTGTGGAGCTTCTCCACCTTGAAGAACACCAGCCGATTGTGGTATACTTTGAGCTTTTTCTACTGCTTTTTTATTTTCATTTACTTTTTTACCATCTCTTTCTCTGTATACTTTGATAAGAGTATCAAGAGGTAAGTCACCTCTAGGTGTTGTAGCAAATTGTATAAAATCTGCAGCTTCATCATCTGACATCTTATGTCTAGATTTTAACTCATTTTTTAAATTATTTACTGCCATAGTCTGTTGCAGTTTACCAATTTCTTGGTCAACTGTTTCGTGTACAAGCTCTTGTTCCCTTTTCACCCTCATTTTGTAGGATGGAGAATCTGGCTTGTAGTAAGCATCCCAAGGGTCAAACGCTTCTTGACTTACGATTTCGTCATTAGATTTGTTTGTCCCATCAGATTTGTCAGTTAGAGCAGATTCCATAGCTCTGACAACGTCTGGTCTTTCAGCTAATAAGTTTTTTAACTGTTGAAGCTCTGCAGCTTCTTGGTTAAAGTTTTCATATTCTGCTGTTTTTTTATCATACATTGACTGAAACTTTTTTGCTTCTGCTTCCCAATCTACAGCCTCAGATGTTTCTGCACCTTCAGCTTCTTGTTCCTCTACTGAAATAGTTGGCTCATTTCCAGCAGCACTAGCAACTATTGGGTCTACCTGTTCAACCTGTTGTTTTTCTTGTTCATTTGCCATTTTTACTTTTCCTCCTTGTCGATTTCATTTAAAATGCAGAACCGACTTAGTTTACTTATTATCCTTCATCATCAGACATATTATCAATTGCTCTATCCAATTCCATCAGCTTTCTTTCTTCTTTTAACTTTTTCTGATTGACTACTTCATCAAGCTTTGTCTTGAACTTTTCGGTTTCTGCTCTCTTACGAGCGTTCACCATTTCTCTGTCAGCTGTTTGTAAATCACCAGATAGTTTCTTTACTTGATTTTCAAGTTGTGCTATGTAGGATTGCATTTGTGCCATACGTCCTTTTCTTTGAAGAACACCTTCTTTGTCAAAGATTTCAGTTTTCTTTAAAACCTCGACATCATCTACCAGTCCAAGTTTATACGCGTCAAGATACATGTTGTATTCAGATACCTTGTTGCTAGGTAAAGTTGAACCTGATATAACTCGAATGTCATGTTGTCCAATTTGAATATCATTCGTTATGGTCAATATTTCATTCTGTTTATTATCGTACATTCTCATATTAACTGAAAATTCAG